TAAACGCTCTTAACGAATTGGTTAAAGAGGAAAATGGTGGGGTGTTAGATACATCTTTTGTCATCAATTGGCAGAAGTTTAAAGATTCAATCATATTAACAAACGCCGAAGGAACTAAGAAAATTCAGACAAGAGTTTTTGAAGTAATTGATTTCGGAGAAGGAAACAAAGAAGTTACGGAAGGACAATCTAAATAATTTTTATTATGTTATTAAAAAAAGGTGATAACAACGAACAAGTAAAACAACTTCAAGTTAAATTACAATTAGAACCAGTAGGTAACTTTGGACCTAAAACCGAAGAAGCAGTAAAGATATGGCAAGCAGCTCATGGTTTAGCCGCAGACGGTATGGTAGGTGATAAGACTTGGGCAATGATTATGGGTGAGGAAGAACATCCGCAAGTACAACAACAAACTGCGGCAGTAGCTAATTCAACTGGTTTGAAATTAGAAAAGCTAAAAGGACATATTCCTGATGCAGTTATTGCAATGATTCCTGCCGTAGCACAAAAGTTTGAAATTGATTCGGCATTAAGATTAGCACACTTCTTAGCACAATGTGGGCATGAGAGTGGTGGATTCCGTTTGACAAAAGAAAATCTAAACTATTCAGCTAAAGGTTTGAATGGTATCTTTAAGAAATATTTTCCAACTTTAGAATCAGCTCTACCTTACGAAAGAAAGCCGGAGAAGATTGCAAACAAAGTATATGGTGGTAGAATGGGTAACGGACCTGAATCAACTGGAGATGGTGCAAAGTTTTGTGGTAGAGGATATATTCAATTGACAGGAAAGGATAACTATACTGCATTTGGTAAATCAATCGGTGAAGATGTTTGTGCTAACCCACAAATAGTAGCTGAGAAATACGCATTATTATCAGCAGCATGGTTCTTCAATAAAAACGGATTACATAAAATGGCAGATGGTGGAGCAAGTGATACAGTTGTAACATCTATTACTAAAAGAGTAAATGGTGGTACTATCGGATTACCTGATAGAATTAAACACTTTAAAGAGTATTATAACTTATTAGCATAAACAAAAGGGAGAAATTAAAAATTCTCCCTTTTTATTTGGTAGAATGGAATAAATTTTGTATATTTGTAGTAATAAAACAAAAATAATGGAAAATATTAAATTAAAAGAAAGTACCAATTGGTTAGACAACATTGATAATATAGATGTATCGGATATTGTTGGTAAAGCTGACCCAAATGCAGATTCATTTACACATGATGAATTATTTAGAGCAACATTCAAAGACCCACAAACTGGAAAAACAATAACTGTTGGTGATGCATATGAAAAAGAAGATGATTCGCCCGCATATCAAAAAGCATTTGCATATGTATCAAAGTTTGACCCGAATAACGAAGCTGTAATGGGAACGCAAGCATATGATGAGTTACAGACGAAATAATAACTAAAAGGGAGAAACTAAAAATTCTCCGTTTTTATTTGATAAGATATTTATATGTATGATTTTACTTAGAGAACTATTAGAGGCTAAAGCAAAAACAACTGATTTTTCAGCAATAGCCAAAGAATCTGGTAAATTAGTATATTTTGATACTAAGGATAATATGGATGCTGCGGTTAGTGCTGGTACACATGATAAACCTAAAGTAAAAGGAAATGATATAGAAACCCCCAAATCGTCTGACCTATTTAAAGGTGATTACGAAAAGGAAAGAGGTGCTAGCATTGATAAAAAAATTGATACCAACCCAAAACCAAAAAAAGTAAAATATACATCAGATGAAGCAAAACCCATAGATAATTTATTTAGTAAAATGAAGAATTGGTGGAGTAGTCAAATTGCAACACCATACGATAAAACTCCAGAAGATATAGCTAAGTTTGCAAATAAACATAAGATAGACATTAATAGAATTTTAAGTAATCCTGACAAATATGTAGAACAAAATGGCAAATATGATGACGAAAAAGATATTCCTAATAGGGATTATGTATTAATGAGATTGGGAAGTGCTATGGTTGGTGAAGATGACTCGTGGAATCCTAATGGTCGGATAGCAAGCTTCCAAAAAGCATATCCATTAAAATATAAAAACCTTTCAGATGATGAAATAGAAGCACAAATTAAGCGAGATAGCGAAAGTAAAGATAAGGTAGCAATTGGATTAAAAGCTTTTTCGGAAAATGAAAGTAAGATAACTGGTGATCTTGATAAGATAAATAAATACAATAAAAAATTACAATCCAATTGGGTTAAAACTACTTTAAATAATCATAAGAACTATCCTCTTTTGATGGAATCATACCAAGTTGATATTTCAAAAAAAGCATTAGGTAAAATTGATGAAATATTGAAATTAAACCCACCACCGCCAATAAAAGCAAATGCTTTGTATAGAGGAATGGCAATGAAGCCAAAAGATTTTAAAAATTTTATTAGTAATTTTTCGGAAGGTAAAAATATTAAATTACCAATATCATCATTTTCATTAGACCCATCAATTGCAACTGACTTTGCCGATAATGTGGATAATGGTAATACTTTACTTGGTGTGGATAACAATCAATCGGTAATAATAAAAATTGTAAATAAAAATAATTTATTTAATGGATTTTCAATGAATTCTAATGTGGATAAATTTGACCCATATGAAATAAATGGTGAATGGGATATTTCTGAATATGAGTATCAGCAAGAAATATTAATGCCATCAAATAATAATTACAAAGTAATAAAAATGGAAACAAAAAATATGGAAGATGATAGAACTTTGACTATTATAACATTAGAACAAATTGAAGCTTCAAACGAAATTAAGTTAAGAGAATTTATAGATGATACTGAAACTGATATTTTAAAGAAGCATTTACAATACCCAAATAGAATATCATTATTATATAAACAAAAGGAAAATTAATCCTTTTTATACTCAATCTAATATTTGTATCTATGATTTTACTTAGGGAATTATTTGAGGCTAAACCAAAAACAACTGATTTTTCGGCAATATCCAAAGAATCTGGTAAATTGGTATATTTTAGTACTAAAGACAATATGGATGCTGCAGTTAAAGCTGGTACGCATGATAAACCTAAAGTAAAAGGTAAAGATGTAAAGACTCCAAAATCTTCTGACTTATTTAAAGGAGATTATGAAAAGGAAAGAGGCTCTTCTTTGGATAAAAATAATGAGCCATCGGAAGATTTAATAAACGCAATAACAAGTACAAAAGCTGGTGATAGTACTATTTTCCTTAGTAGAAAAAATAGAAATGGTAAAATTGTAAGAGATGTTGAATTTTCTCAATCAAAAATAACTCCTGAAATAGTAAAAAAAACTGCAGATGAAAATGGTATTGATTTAACTCTTATAAATAAATTAGGACCAGATACTCAAATAAAAGATGAATATGGTAAAAACAAAAGGGTATCGGAATTAATGGCGAGTTTAATTTTATCGGATTTGGAAGCAAAACAATATGCACCCGATGGAGTTGTTGCTGATGATTATTATTATAAAGCATATTCTGAATCAAGAGATAAAACAGCAAAAGCAATTAAAAAAGGAATTAATCCAGACGAAATTCAAAAGCAAGTAGATAAAAAAGCATCTAAAGCAGAATCGGATAAAACGGCATTATATAACAAAGAAACTACCAAAGATATAGCAAATGAATTTCTAAAGGTGAATAATAAAATAATAAATGCACCGTCATTCACACCAGCACAAATAGCAAAAGTAGCTAATAAATACAAAATAGATGTAAACAGAATATTAAAACATCCTGAAATGTATATTAGTATATCTGGATTTACACCAAATGAGGAGGATTTAAAAGAGTGGGGATATGAAAGTTTAGTTGATTATGCATTAGTTAAATTGGGAAATACTATTGCTTTTGGAATTGATAATGATATTGATAATATGGATGATTTATCAACTTTACAATTAGCATATCCATTGAAATACAAAACCCTTTCGGATGATGAGTGGGCTAAAAAAATGAAAGAGGAAATAGAAAATCCAACAACTGTAGATGGTGGACTTATAAATTTTGTTAAAAAAGAATGGGGTAGTGATACGGATAATTCTTTTGTAGGTATTTCGGAAGCTAATAATAAAAATCAATCTAAATGGGTTAAGCAGCAAGCTAAGAAAAATCCAAATTACATAAAGGATATGTTTGCATATCAATCAATGATAGATAAAGATGCTTTAAATAGAATTGATGAAATGCTTAAATCAGACCCACCACCACCGGTTCAAACAAAGGCTTTGTATAGAGGTATGGCTATGACACCAAAGGATTATTCTAAATTTATGAAATCTTTTACGGAAGGTGGCACTATTGATTTACCAATATCTTCATTTTCATTTGATGCATCAACAGCTACTGAATTTGCTAATAATATTGGTAACGCAAATTCAACAATAAATAAAGCAAATAATCAATCTATAATGATTAAAGTGGTAAATTCAAATAATACATTTAACGGATTTTGTATGAATGCAAATGTAGATAACGTATCAGCTAAATCTAAAGATAGTATGTTTTCTAATGATTTTAGAAGTTGGGAAGGTCAACATGAAGTGCTTTTATCATCGAACAATAAATATAAAGTTGTGAAAACAGAAGCTAAAAAAATGGATGGTGGTCGTTCCCTTACTATTATAACATTGGAACAAATTGGTACTAAAAACGAAATTAAGTTAAGAGAGTTCATAGATGATAACGAAAAGGACATTTTAAAGAAACATCTACAATACCCAAACAGGTCATCATTATTATATACAAAAGAAGGGGAAGATTAATTCCATTTTTATTTGGTAGTTTCAGGTATTTTTCGTATCTTTGAGTAATCTCAAACCCATATAAATGCTTAATTCGGTTATAAAATATACTTCAAAAAAGATTTGGAAAGTCCAATAAATTGTTGTATATTTGTAATCTCTTTATATTTATATACATAGAGGGTGAAGGACACTCACCTAAATAAAACCATAAAACATAAACTCTTAAAACGCAAAAAAATGGCTATTAACTTAGACGCAATCAGAGGTAGACTGAACAAACTACAAAGCACAACTTCAAAGAAAGTAGAACTTTGGAAACCAGCTCCGGGCAAACACACTATTCGTTTAGTCCCTTACAAATTCAACAAAGAGAATCCTTTTATTGAATTATTTTTCCACTACAACATTAACAACAAATCTTATCTATCTCCATCTTCTTTTGGCAGACCTGACCCTATCGTTGAGTTCGCTGATAAGTTGAAAAGAATGGGTGATAAAGAAGATTGGAAAGCTGCCAAGAAAATGGAGCCGAAACTTAGAACATTCGTACCAGTATTGGTAAGAGGTGAAGAAGGTGAAGGTGTAAGATTCTGGGGCTTTGGAAAAACTGTATATCAAGAAATTCTTGGTTACATCGCAGATCCTGATTATGGTGATATTACTGACCCAAATGAAGGTAGAGATATTACTGTTGAAGTAGTATCAGCAGAAGACAGTGGTACTTCTTACCCTGTAACAACAATCCGTGTTAAACCAAAAGAAACTCCTTTAGCAGCAACTAAAGAAGAAACTGATAAGTGTATTAACGGACAAACCGAAATCACAGACCTTTACCAAGAGTTGACTTATTCGGAATTGAAATCTGTATTAGAAGGTTGGTTAAATCCAAACGCTAATGGTGATGAAGATACATCTACTGCAGCTGCAGAGACGTTAGCATCTACCGCAAAAAATGACGAAGCACCTTTTGATGTTGATGTTAAATCAGCACCTAAAGCAGAAGCATCAGCTAAGAAAATAGATGATGTAGCATCAGCATTTGATGACCTTTTCAATTCATAGTAAATAAGTAAACAATATGGCAAAAGCAACTAAAGAGGTTGACTTAGCGGAAGTACTCGTTGAGTCCCTTAACAAACAATCAAAAGACCAAAAGGTAGCATTCTTTTTAGATAATGATGATGCACCAACAAATGTAGAAGGCTGGGTTTCGACCGGAGCATCTATGTTGGATGTGGCAATATCAAATCGCCCTTATGGTGGATTACCTGTTGGAAGAATCACCGAAATTACGGGATTAGAACAAAGTGGTAAATCATTAGTATCAGCTCACTTACTTGCGGAAACGCAGAAGCTAGGTGGATTGGCAGTATTGATTGACACGGAAAACGCTGTAAGTAGAGAATTCTTAGAAGCCATTGGAGTAGATACAACCAAATTACTTTATGTAGTAGCTGAGACTGTTGAACAATGTTTTGAATATACCGAAACTATTATTGAGAAGGTAAGAACTTCCTCTAAAGATAAGTATGTAACAATCGTTGTGGATTCAGTAGCAGCAGCATCAACTGAAAAGGAGATGGAAGCTGATTATGGTAAGGATGGTTACGCTACGGATAAAGCAATTATCATTTCCAAAGCAATGCGTAAAATCACAAATCTTATTGGTAGACAGAAAATCACTCTAGTTTTCACAAACCAATTAAGACAGAAG